GTAGAAAAAGGAGACCGCCCCGTATGCCCATATTAGCACACAAGATTGTCTCCTTTACTTAACAGGTTTCCACCTCCCGCCAGTCCGTTCCAGCCTAGACTTGACGGCTGTAACCGACCTTGCTTGCGTGTCTGCTATGTGTTTATGCGCCTTGTAGTGGCACTCCAGACACAGCAGTTGAAAGTTAGCGTCATCATCGCTTCCGCCCAGTGATACAGGCAGTTTGTGATGACCCTCCATGCACCAGCCGTCTGTCCAGCGTTTACCGCATACTTCACAAGTCCAATGCCTTATTGCGCCCAGCCTCTTGGTCGTCTCCCTCGGAAATGGCATCATACACCCCCGTCAACTCGTAGTGGTCGAGATACCAACCCCGCTTCGCCCACGAATCGCAGATTGAGCGAACCAGAAACTGGATGGTCGCCCAGTCTTGGTTAGGAAAGCGCGACACAACATCTCGCCGGTCAGTACCCCTAGTGAAAGTACCTACCCATGTAGCGTTCATTTCTCACCTCACTGGTACACATTGGTCAGTTGTCCACCGCAAAACGGGCATTTCGTGTGGTACTTCTCGCAAATCCGATGGCACACAGAACACAGCTTGTAGACGATTTTCATGGTGTCCTCCTTTAAGTTGTCAATGGGGTTATTATACCCCCAAACTACTCACTCAAGTCCAAATTAAGTAGCTTGCTATCCGTCCCCTCGCACCTAACCGCCCTGTGTTCTTTTATCTCAATCGTAACCTTCCCATACCCCGACCCACTATCAACCCGCCACAGCTGTTCGATAATCGCTGGCAGTATCTCTGCGTTTATCTTGTGCTGTAAAAGGTAAGACTTAATCCGCCACAAACTAGGATCAAGCGTAGCCAAACTCTGCATGAACAGCTGATTATTGCTGTCCTCCAAGTCAATGTCAGTCGTAACAGAAACTAAAGAGTTGAAGGTTCTACGACTCATTTCCACATATCCTTCCATTTGTTTTTAAATTGATAAATATCCTGATTTGCTATCGGTAGCATTTTATTACCAACCTGCTGGTGTAGCTGTAAAGCAATAGCAAGCGACATGACTAAATCATCATGCGCACCTTTTTCAGCCTGTGCCTTCCATGCGCTCGTAGTCTGCACCACCACAAAAGAAAACATCTCGTCGATAGTTTCCTGATCGTAGATTCTAATCACCTGCTTATCTATTGCCTCCTTCAAGTCCTGCAACATAGCTGGTCTGCTGGCTGATGTGGTGTCCCAGCCAAACCTGACAGCTTCAGGCGCGTCTTCTCTACCTAGTGTTGGCATCCTAAATATCTCAAACTTGCCACCACGATTCATACTGGCTAACCTATCCATCTCAAACACCCCGCCATTTTGTCGTTCATAAGCTATAGTTGGTGTAATGCCCGTCATGTCGTAAATAGCCTCAAGGCTTCTACCCACCGTGTTGGTAAACTCACTTGTTGTTATCTTGGAGTGGTAAACAATCGGCACATCCAGCTTTGTCTTGCTAAAGAATTGTCCAGCCGTGTAGTCCATACCACCGGAGGCAGTATCCACACCTACAACAATATGTTCGCCCCGTGATAGTTCCCTAAAAATCTTATACATAAGCAGTTACCCTTTCAGGTGGTTTAGTAATGCCCGCATACGCCCGTAATGCTTCAGAATCAAAATACATAGAACCACTTGACAGAAATGCTTCCATCGGACTATCGGGATATTCTTGTGGAAACATCCGCCCCAACTCCTTCCTCTTATTCGCTAAAAACTCCTCGGAGTAAAAATCACTTGCCTTAAAAAATAGCGGGTTAAAGTTAGTTTCCTTTTTCTCGCACCTATCCCAAAAGTCCTTAAAATAATTAAACCCGTTGGCGGTGGTTTCAATAACCACCCGACCCTCCGGTACTACTGCCTGCATAACGCCTGCAAACAATCTTTCCGGATCAGGATAGAAAGCAAACTCCGACAAGTGTAGGTTAGTTATAGTCTTAGACCGCCCGTAGTCCTTGTTGTCTGCTGTTCCGATAATGTAGCGCGCCCGATTCTGTTGGTTGTATAGCTCGTACTTGCTGTTGTATTTTAGCGGTATCTTTATACCCGTCCTATCCTCAAAGGATTGCAGATATAGTTTAACTCTATCCAAAAGGTCGGACGCATTGCCCGCAATATCCGCAACAATGACCGACAAGGAATTTTCCACCATTAAAAAGTCATAGGTAAAGATTGCTAGAATCAGGCTAGAGAAGCCCTGCTGTCTTGCCTTCAAAATACAATCCCTGCCCGTGCCTTCCTCCAAGTATCTCTCCTGCACTTTGTTGAGTGTAAAAGGCACAAGCGCACCAGTCTTATCAACAATCTTAAAAGCCTTTTGTATTTTGTCTTTGTAGACCGGATCGTACATTATAGTTTATTCATCGCCTCGCTGATGTTTACCTGCACATTTGTCTGATTTGGCTGTTGTTCTGATTCAATCCCTAACATCCTGCCCACCTTATCGTGGTATGGTAGCCGTGTTTTATGATCAGGTTCTCTGTCCCCTGTAAAGTCGTTCCATTTGGTCGCATTCAACCCATCGTTCAATTGTTTGAAGTATGCGTTTTCATCTAGTCCGAATTCCCGCATAATTTCCGCCTTATTAACCTTTCCTAACACTCTAGCACCCAATACACTAGCTGACTTCTCCGTGCAGTTTGGGTGGAATCTTAGATACGCTTTAGTCGCGTTATGCCCGTTAGTCGACCACTCGTTAAAAAAGTCCATAAGTTCCAAGTCGTTGTTAAAAATCTCTAGTAGCTTTTCTGGGTTTGGTTTACGAATCTTCAGAGTTATGGGAGCAGATTTTTCCATCGCTTGCCTTATACTACATTTGCGGTAAATATGCAAGTATGGAAAATCGGATGTTGTTTTTTTTTATCAAACTAACATAAATTAACAATAATACTTATTGCATTAGTTTTGGTTTAAGCCAAAAAACGAACTATTGTGTACAAAATGTAACCACTTTTGCCATTTAAGGGCGTGGCTGATGAGATGATGGGTTTTGAGCTGTTTTCAGTAAACTTCTTTTGTAAATTCTCATATAGGACTTTTATAGGAAATTTTAAGAACTCATCAGTAGAGCCCTTAAACCCGTCAGCCATTTTTGCTTATCACTCGACATAGCCGATTGCTACACAAATAACGACATCTACATTTTTTGAAAACGCCAAAAAGTGAGAAAAATGGGTTAAATTTTTCCGTCAAGAATATCGGAAACCGTGTTGGAATTTAGTAAATCATCGCCACCCACGGACGACCTCAAACATATTCCGTAATACACCTTCCCCCGCTCGCTGTGTTTAGATGTAAACCTGTCCCCCATTATCCGCCCAAAAGATGTAGCGTTTAAGGCATCCTTTGCAAACAGACCCTGCCCATCTGCCCAACTCTTGTAGGCTTTATACAAAGAGGACGCCCGCTCGCTGTAATTGTTGTCCATAACGCAACACTCCTCAAAAAAGTCGCCCAATCTATCATTTTCTGCGCGGTAAAGGGCTGTTGCCTCCAGTACCTTTTTCGGTGTTGGGTCTAGCCCACCTTCCCGCCAAGCCAGCGCCCCACATATAAGCCAATTTAGAATGCCGGGAAGCTCCTGCCTCAACTTACTAGCCAGCTCGTGATCCTGCTCCCTCTCCCTAAACACACGATTAAACGGGATAGTCCTTACCCTGCGCCAAAAGCCGTGGGAGTCATCCTCGACGGACGGCTTATGGTTACAAAAAAGCCACACCTTGCAAACCGGATGAAACGAGAAAAACTCGCTGTAAAGATACCGCGCGGTTTCCTCATCTCCCCCCGACCATTTCTTCAACCGCAACTCGTCTAGCTTTGTGGACGATAGCGTTTCCGAGGAGGTCAGAAACCTCTTAAACTCTATCCTTGCCACATCGTTCGTGGATGTGGATATAGTGTTCCTCTGAAACATAGATGATGGCGCGCTGTACGCATAGTCGCCCAGTAACGCCCCGATAGTGGAAAACAACACGCTTTTTCCATTTGCTCCCTGCCCAAAACAAAAGTAGATAACCTGCTCCCTCGTACTCCCCGTAATGCTGTACCCTAAGGATCTCTGCACATATTCTATAAGCTCGCCATCGCCCTCAAACACCTCATCTATAAATTTATCCCATCTCGGGCATTCTGCCGTCACATCGTACGATGTGTTGGAAACCATCGTGATTCTATCCTCGTTCCTGCCCGCTCGTAATTCCCCAGTCCGTAAATCCACAACCCCGTTCCTACAAGATAGAAGCATTGAGTCACCATCCCAATCCTCCCCAGCATCTGCTATGGGATGTAGGTTTTTTGCTAAATTGATAGAGGCGTCGATCCTAACCTTACTCTCGCTCTGGATCGCCCACTTCGCCGCCAACATTCTTTGTTGGGGATCGTCTATCCTAGTCGCTTCCGAGAACCGCAACTTTGCAGACTCTATGGCAAACCTATTTATCGACCCGTCTACATCGGGTTGCCAGCGGTGTTCGTTCCACACTAGCCATCTTTTCCTTCGATGATCGAACCTGATCTTTTTTCCGTAAAGGGTGGCTAGTACCTCCGCATTTCCTGTGTCTGTAAAGTGACCGTCGGGAATCACGCGATCCTTTGACGGGGAACTCTTCTCGGGGTTTTCTTCGGTGGGAAGAATTAGGCTATACCTATCTGCAAGTTTCTTTGCCGCCTTGCGGTAGTCCCCACCACACTCTAGCAAAGAAAAAACCGCAAAAGGGGAGTAACCGCTACTGCCCTCAAAGGGCGCGCCGTTGGCGGTGAAGCAATAAAATACTCCGGGGGCAACATGACCGTAAGTGGCAGAAATGCCCGCATCCTTCCCCGGTCTTCGCAAATAGCGCACATCCCCTCTTGTCCGCACCACCTCCCACCCATTTTTTTGTAAAAGCTCCAGAGGCTCTTCCAGCTCCTTTTCATTGTAGACATCCCCGGGGCGCACCCCATTAGTTGTTTGTATCTTCGGGTAAGTAACCACATCCTTAGGTAACTTATCCAGCATTCTAGCCGACTGTAAAAGAACCATGCGCTCATCGGGGCTAATTTCAGGCAACTCCTCCCACCTTCCCTGCAATAGTACATAGCCCGGACTCGGGGAAACCATAAACTGACCGCCGTTTCCGCGCGTTTCTATAAAAGCAACAGACCTGATCTTTTTATCACGATCCAACTCCTCTCTGGTCGGCATTCTACTTGCTAATTTTTGGTTACCCTCAACCACAGAACACCTCCACGCTACATGGAAGCCCCCGTGCTGTGTTTTCTCTACGAGGAGTTTTTTTACTAACTCTGGGTGCGTCATGTCCACGATGTTTCTCCACTCCAAAAAAGCCTCTTTTGCGCTGGGGTTGCCGTGGTTATCGAAATCCAGACCTTCCTGATTTCTTAGACCTACGCCGTACCCACGAGAAAAGGCATCAGACAGCTCCTCCTCTGTAAAGTCGTGCGTCTGCCAAGCATCAAAGCCATATGGGTATTTCTTGATGGGGTGGTCGGGGATTACATCCAAGCCGGCGTTCCTATAAGATCGGGCAACATCTAGTAGGTTTTCAGTCATTTTGCACTTCCTTTATAGTTTTCTTTTAAGAATTTTGCTACACACTCTACTTTGTTACAGCACCCCGGGCGCGCCCGAGCAAGTCTTTTTTTGCAGTATTTACAGCGACGGTCTTCCTCTGCGTATTTATCCCGCACATTGCCCCCATCTCCGGCAGTATGTCCCGAAGCAAGCCAGCTCCTAAATTCCGACTCGTCTGTGCCCCACGCCTCGCACGCCTTCCTGATAGCCATCCCAAAATGTTCTCCGTATTCTCCATCTTTAATTTCATTCCGTATGTCTAAAAAATAGTCTGGGTAATCCATGTTAGTTATCCTCCAAACAAAAACCCGCCGATAAAAGGTTTGAGCGCGCAATTATCGGCGGGTTGCTATTTGTAAAATTGTTTTTTATGGAACTCTGCGCGCTCATAATCATACAGTAGCACCGCCATACTACTTTGTCAATGGGGTATTGACAGACTACCAATAATCCCATATAATACCCAATATGGGGCTAAAAGAAGATCTAGATTTACTAACTATACAGGAAGTCGCCGACTACATGGGCGTTTCTAAAAACACCGCATATAGATACTTGCAGGCAAAACCACCTCTACCCGCGACCCGCTTTTCCAGAAAAATACTTTATGTAAAAAGACAGGACATAATT